CGAAAAAATTGACATAAAAAATGCAGGTTTTATGCAACCTGCGATAACTTTTTTGAATATTCAACTGTCAAACTCCCGTCTATTTGAGGAAGCATGGTAAATCGTAACAGTTTGTTCATAGCATTTGTAAAACACATGGCTTTCACATATGTTTATGCTTGAATTGTCACAGCAAAATTGACAAATAGTTCCAGTCTATGTACAATAAAACATAGAAACTGCACACTGGTTCTCACGAAAGTTCACACGAAAATGATGATACAATATGCTCCCGGCAGAGGGTACCTGCCGGGATTTTTTTATACCCTGGTAATGTAACGAGCTGCCACAAATCCGTAGTACTTATTTACAATACGGACATAATACCAAGTACTGCCATCAGCAGCCTTGATTGTATCGCACACATCAATAAGATTATGCTGTGCAAGATACGGGTATTTTTTGATGGTTGGATTCTCTTTGCCTGGCCAGGAACGGACGTTGAGCTCGGCGGTATTGACCATGCCCACCCATTTCGGAACTTTGCTAAGCTGCACTGCAGTCTCTGTGGATTTCTGGTCTTCTGTTGTACCGTAATCGATCCATACGTAGCCATCAATCGCAGAATCTGTGAGTTTATATTTCTTATTGCGGCACGCTCCGCCGTTTGCCACAACACCTGGTGCGCTGGATGTATTGCCTTCATTGGTGTAGACGTAGGTTGCGTCATACGAGTTTACGGATCCGATGTGTGAGCCATTCCGGAAGATGATCAGCGCACCTTTCTTTGGTGTGCTGTGCCAGGTTCCTTTCTGTTTGGCATGACGGGTGACACTCTGGCAGTTGTAGAAGCCGCCACCCATGATCTGAAGGGCTTTGGTCAATCCAAACACTTTGACCAATTTCCAGAACTGGTAGACCGCACACCACGGCTGCCCCTGGCATCCCGGCTGATTCCAGTTATTTACATCACGGGCAAACTTGGTGTAGTTCTTGTCACCAGCGTTCTTGGTAAAATCATCCAGATAAGCATTACTTTTTTTCTCCAGATATGGTTTTGTGCCGCCATTGTTGGCGTAATAATCTCCAAGCTTGGTATGTTCCTGTAATTTGTTCACAGTTGTTTCCTCTTTCTTCTCAATTTCTTCGGAGTAATCCTTATAAAATACGTTGCGATCTACAGTTCCGCTGATGCCTGGAATCTTGGCTTTTGAGCTATACTGCCAGCCCACGCCAAAATCTGGTCGGAGTCGTTCCTGAAGCCATCCGTCATCGTTAGCCGGATAGCGGGCAATCCAAAAGTCATACTTTTTCAGATGACTGCAGATCACGTTCTCGTACCAGTCCACATTGCAATAGATAGCAAATTTATATCCCGCTGCCTCTACGATCTCGAGGAAGGCATCTGCCATCTTGTGGATGCTCTCGGATCCAAGAGATCTCTGATTGTTGTATTCCAGATCCAAGAATACCGGAAACTGGATCCTGCGTCCATTTAATGTACTTACTACCTTACGGGCTTCTCTCTGGATCTCTGCGATCGTCATTGCATAGGAGTATTTGTAAACACCGACAGGGATGTTATATTTGTTGCATCCGGCCAAATTGTTTTCAAACTGCGAATCAACAACATTGCCAGCTTCTGTGATCCGGAGAATTGCAAATCCCATTCCATAATCTGCGACTGTTTTCCAATCAATCTTGCCCTGCCAGGCTGATACATCAATACCTTTAATTTCCATGTTTTTACCTCCTGCTTTCATAATGAGAAAAGGGATGATCTCTCATCCCCAGGTCACTCGTCTTTGTGTGTCTGTTTGATCAGCTGGTTGACATATGTAGAAAGACCAGCTACCAGGATTCCCTGTACGATAGCCGTGAAGATTGCCATCACAATATCCTGTGGTGTCCCCAGTGTGGTTGTGGCAAATACATACATTGCACAGATCACAACGCTGATTCCGCCAAGAATAAGTGGGATATACTTATCTTTTACTGCCTGTGCCTGCTTAAGTGCCATTCCCACAAAATACAGGGCAATGGCTACCACAATGAGTTCCGGTTTTACATAATTTACAATCTGTTCCATAATCATTCTCCTTTTCTTTCCAGGTCTTCTATTCTATGATTTGCGACCTTGATCTGTTCCTCATGTACACTCATTTTTTCTTCCAGAGCATAAGTTCTTTTGATAAGGTTATTGTGTTCATTTACTCTTTTAGTCAACTCTTCCAGCTTGTACTCCATAAGAGTTCGTGTCTTTTCCTGCTGTGCATTATTGCTGATCACTGCCACAAGATTCATAAACATGTGACTGTTTATGAAGAGTATGAGGTTTCTGATAACGGTCGCCACCTACTGCGGTGCTCATGTCCATATCATCAATACACGGATAAGAAGCCGCACTGTGATGGGTATAATGACCATGGTTTTCAGTGTGGTTATGCAAAAACTGAATAACCAGGCTCACCAGCTCATCCGGTCGCTCACTGGGCGATAAGTAACAGTAAAGCCTAAGATCACATTTGCAACAGTCTCCACCGGATTCCTTGCAATGTTGACTGACGGCTTTATTAAATTGTAATGCGTCTATTGTTCTCACCCTCTCCCTGCTTTCCGATTTGCTTGTCTGATTATGGCGGAAGCAGTGGCTATTTTGTTTTTCAGATTCCATTAGAATCTGCTCCACCTGCATCCACGCGGCAGACGCTTTTAATCTCGACCAATCGTAGCTCGTCATTTCGAGCTGAATTGAAACCTGACCAAGAATATTTTCGCTGACGAAATAATCTAACATATATCTCCTTTCTGGTATTAAATTGCTTTTGATGATTTTAAATCATCTTTCAATTTAAAAAAAGAGCTTCTTTTTTCTATAGAAAGGAGATTTTTATTATGATGTATCCATTTATGACACTTAACGATAACACAGAAATAGTTCACTCTGAATCCATCGAAAAAGATGGAAAGGAGCAAGTAGAAGTGCGTATTGAAAAACCTGTTTATGGCGGCTTT